AACCTATTCAACTACGGGTATTTTGATGGGGATCAATTCTATATTTTAGATGCTTCAACCTCAATTATTGCTGATCGAATATTTAATTTAGGATTAGAGGTAATCACCCCCAGTCGATGGTCAGAACAAAAATTATTTTATGATAAGGATCAAAATATTTATATATCATACGGAGATAGGGAGTTTTTGCCGGATTGGGCAATTGGAAAGCCAGTACAAAAACAGTGGGCAAGATTCAATGATAAACAATTGTATCATTCTGGTACCCTTGTACTGAGATCAACATGCAAAGATTTAAGCGATTCAAATGATTGCAAGACCTTTAAATTTAATTGAATCATGAAATATTTAATCATAGCCGGAATATTCATTCAAATAGCCCCAATCATATTTGGGATAGCCAACTATCGGAGCAACAACAAGAAAATAGGTTTGGTGCAAATTGGGATTGCTATTCTAACAATGGGGATTTTATCATTTATCTTGGGATTTTATTATGGATAAAAATTTAATCATTTTGGGTGTGTTGTATTTAATTAATAATTGAATCATGAAAATAGAAAACAAGGCAATATTTTACGGGAAGGACATTGAGAATTGGGTAAAAGAGAAGCTAAAAGAAAAGGGCTATTGGTTAGAGGGAATTATAGCAGTGGAAACTGAAGATGTAGATAATTCTATTACCAGCAATGCAATTCATGTTAGTCTGACCTGTAATATTAAAAAGATTGAGTTATGACAATAACATTCATAAATAAAACAACAATAACCCCAGAGCATTGGATTGTTGAGGAGTTAATTCAGATCATGGAAAATGATAAGCGAAAAAAACCCTTTCAAAAAGTTGTTAATAAGGATGGCAAAATGGTCTTATTAATCAATGTTATAGAAATATTGTATATAAGATAATGGTATTTTGTTTAAGTGTTGGTAGCCCCTCATCATTTTGGTTTGGGGCTTTTTAATCTATAAAATAAATGGTATGAAGTTAAGCAAAGAAGAAATTGAGGCATTACTTAGAATGTTGGAAGGTATCCAATTGAAATCATTCCTAATATTAGGGATGATTGATAGATTGGAAATTGAATTAAACCGTATAAAATCCAATGAAAAACACAAAATAACCAACGATTCTATAAATGAAATAAGAAAGGAGATGTTAGAAAAATTTCATTCTAATTTTAAAGTGTGCTGTTGCCCTTGTTGTAAAAAGGATGATGGTTGAGTAGTATTTATTATTTAGTTCTCTTAGGATTAATTTATTAATAATTTAACATGCCCAATATATCCATATATCGTAAAATTAATATAACTAAACCAGCAGATAATATTGGATTTAAAGAGTTTGCAAATAAGGTAAAGGGAGGTCACTGGAAAGACCCGATTGAAAGACTTAGGGAGTATGTAAGGGATAACCCGGATAATGTTAATGGCATAGCCAAAAAAAAGCTTGAACTACCAGGGGTAACTATGTCAGGCATCTTCACTAAGAGAGGGAAAGATGATTTATTAGAGCATTCAGGGCTTATCTGCATAGATTGCGATAAGCTTGATATTTCAATCAGAGATAGAATAGAAGCTGATCCTTATAGCTATGCCTGTTTCTTGTCCTGTACCGGCAGGGGGCTAGCTGTCATCATCAAGATCAATCCTAAAAAGCATTTAGAATCCTTTCTGTCACTGGAAGAGTATTTTTTAAAAAAAAAAAAGTAAAGATACCTCAGGTAGTATCCGGGTCGAAGGATATTGATTTTGTGGTTGATCAAATATTAGAAAGAAAGATTGATATTTTTCATGGATATGCTGAATGGCGGGATATTGGTTTTGCCCTTACTTCTGAAGTGGGGGAGTCGGGCAGGGAAACGTATCACCAAGTCAGTTCTGTTCATTCCAAATATGATTATAAAAGAACTGACAAGCAATTTGATAAATGCCTGAAGGATAAAGGTTTTGGTATAACCATTTCAACCTTTTTCCACCATGCCAAGCAAGCTGGGTTGGATATAATCACCAAAGAAACCAAACTAATCGTTACCCTTTCAATGTGGGCAAAGAGGCAAGGCAGGGAACAGGATAGCGTTATCAAGCAAATAGACCAATTTTATCCCCATATAAAGGATCATGAAACAAGTGTAATTGTTAATAAAGCTTTCAGTAATAAATTCAGCGCCTCCAAAGATGATGACATAAGCAAGACCCAGCAGCTTCATATGTATCTTTTATCCAACTGCAACCTCAGAAAGAATTCCATATCAAGGCAGATTGAAGCGGCTGGCATTGAAATAGATCGTTACTACATAAACTCAGTTTGGAATCAGGTAAAAATTGCTATTGATGAAAATATTCGTTATTCCGATGTATCAGGGGCTATTGATTCTGATCTAACTCCAATCTACAATCCTTTCTTTGAGTTCATTGAGCAACATAATAACAGGAAACCAAACGGATGCTTGAAAGCATTGGCCGCTTGCATTGAAACTACAACCGGGTTTGAAGAAGATGGTGCTTTTGAAGTTAATTTTGCTCTTGATTTCATAACAAAATGGTACCTGGGAATCATTTCTTCAATTCATGGTAAGTATTCCCCCTTACTACTTGCATTGGTTGGGAAGGGAAACACGGGTAAGACTGAATTTTTCAGGAGGTTGCTGCCTTATCAATTAAAAAAGTATTATGCTGAATCAAAGTTAGATGCGGGTAAGGATGACTATATACTTATGTGCCAGAAACTTATAATAATTGACGATGAATTGGGGGGTAGGGAATTGAAGGACTACAACAAAATGAAGGATATTACTTCAAAGCAAGAATTCACATTAAGAGAACCATATGGAACAAACAACGTAACCTTACCCAGATTATCAATGCTAGGCGGCACAAGCAACGAAGAGTCATTATTGAATGATCCTACCGGGAATAGAAGGATAATCCCTTTAAGGGTACTTACAATCGACCACAAGGCATACAATGCTATAAACAAGACCGATTTATTCATGGAAGTATATTGGTTGTATAAAAATGGAGCTAGTCCTGACCTCACCCAAGCCCAGATTTCTACTCTCAACCAGAATACCACTGAATTTGAAGTAGTTAATTTTGGTGGTGAGTTAATTTCAATGGTAATAAAACTACCAGAGGAAAATGATATAACTCAAGACTTAACAACAACTGCTATCGTTGAATTGATACAAGCAAATACTACCCAGCGTAATTTAAAGCATAATAAAATAGGTTTGGAGTTAAAGAAACTTGGATTCATTAAACGAACTGTAAGGGAAGGAAAAAAAACATTGAAAAAATGGTTGGTTGTTCTAAAAAACAACGTACATTCCAGATCGGAAGAAAATTAAAAGTGTCGTCTACCTGACTTTGTGGTCAGTGTGGTCGACCACACTTTGTTCGAGTGACCACACAAGTGAAGCCCCTTAACCTACTGTAATACAGTGGGTTATTTTTGTTTGTGGTCATGTGGTCACCCAAAACGTGTTTCAAACCCCTATAGAGAGAGAAAAAAATAAAAAAATGGTGGGTTATAAAAAAACGTTTTTTATTTCTCTATAGGGGTTTGGCAAAAGTAGTGACCACACTGACCACACTTTATTTTTATATAATTATTCTAATATAATATATATAATATAGTTAATTAAAAGGGTAGAGATAGGACAAAACAGTGTGGTCAGGGCAAAAAAAGTAGTGACCACACTTTGTGAAAGCCAGTTGAAGTAAAAGTTTGATTGGAGCTACTATGGATAGTTTTTCAAAGCATATATGAGTGTGGTCACTGTGTGGTCAACCAGTGGACTTGCAAATATGCTTAGTGTTATTACATGAAGTTGAGGATGTGAGATTTAAGTGCTATTTTCACTTTTTTTTGGATGTAACTTTTTTTTTGTGCTCCTTGCAAGGTAGAAAAAACGAATACAACTTACATGATGATATTTTTAATTAAATCAAAGAAAAATGTTATAAATTAAATAGGCAGATATGCATACACTTGATTTATTTGTTGAAATAGGAAATAATCCCAATATTGATCCTAAGGAAAAATTTAGAATGCAAAACATTCTTGCAGGGGGCGGGCTTGTTGATCCTAATGAGCCAAATAATTGTTTTGAGAATATAAGGCAGTTTCTTGATGATAATCCCGAAGAAACCAAGATTTCGTGTCATAAAATACCAGATTACGAACACACAACCGATCATCCAAGGAAAGAGATTAATTACACTAGTTCTTATGATTATGGCAAACTTTCAGCCCACATTAATTACACATCGTTATTTGATGATGATAAGATGAAGTGGTGCCCAAAGGATCAAAAGCCCAAACAGTCTTGGTTAAGGAAATTTTGGAATTTTATTAAATAAGATATGGCAAAAATATATGAAGGAATGCTGACTGTTCTTGAAGATGCAAGGAGACCCAAACGTCAAAACGTAGTTCCAAAATTACCATTGAAGTCCGAGGCAAGAATCCAACAGGATTGCGTTATGTGGTTTAAAAATACTTATCCCGATCTTGCTATATTGTTGTTTCATATCCCTAATGGGGAAAAGAGGGATGATGCTACTGCGATGAAGCTTAAAGGCATGGGGGTTACTAAGGGGGTTCCTGATTTGTTTTTGAGCGTACCTAATAGGTTTTTTCATGGCTTGTATATTGAAATGAAAAGCGATGGCGGAAAACCCAGTAAAGAACAAAGGGAATTTAGGAGTAAAAGCAACAAAAAAGGGTATGCATATCATATAAGTGAAACTAAGGCAAATTTTGTTGCTCGCATTGAGGCTTATTTATATGATATAGGATGCTGAAACTCATAAACAAAATATTGAATTGGTTTGGGTGGGATTTGGTTTGTTTACATTCACATATAGGATATATAGTTGACATTAAGCAAAGGTGTATACATTCGGGGGAGGTAGGATACAAATTAATTAGACGTTATAAGTTAAATGGCAAAGCGACCAAAGAAAATTGACAACCTCTGGGATATTCCTTTAAGAACTAAACCCAGGAAATACAGCTCCCCTGATGAACTTTGGGAGGAAGCTTCTAATTACTTTTTATGGTGTGAAGAAAAAGGCATTGTAGATAATAGGAGTCGGGATATAACAGGAACGGGAGCCACTATGCCTAGGGCGTTTACTTGGGCGGGATTGCAGATTTATTGTGAGATTGAATCCTTTAGAGATTACAAGAACACTTATCCTGAGTATTCACAAGTCATTGCGCGTATAGAGCATGTTTTGTATGAGCAGAAGTTCACAGGAGCAGCGTCAGGAGTCTTTAAGGAGAATATAATAGCCCGTGACCTTGGACTAAAAGATGAGGGCATAGAGGCTAAAACAACCATTAAAGTGAATGTTGGGAAATGAGTGTAATTATACCTTGGGAGCAGCCTCAAGCGGCGACTGAAGAAGAAGTAAGGGAGGATCATGAATCCCAACTCTGTGATTTTTGTGGGGAAAAATTATTGGGCAATCCCCTTTGTTTATATGGTCAATGCACAGTATTGCCAGAGCTAGGTAAGGAATGAGAAAATATCCCCATATATCAGCGGCCACACCCCTCCCCCTTCAGACTCTCAACAAGAATATAGTCCCATTCCACAAGGATGATTTATGGGTATTCGCTGAATTTAAAAATGGCTCTTATTTCTTTTTTCCTAAACCCCCAGCCCCTCTGAATTCTGGGTAAAGGAATTACATCAGGCATTATCCTTTAAGGATATTGATTCAGCTAATGCAGCTTATAAAACTATGGTCGACTCATTAAATGAGGGTGTTTATAAAATCCTAAGAATTGTCAGAAATAACGGTAGATTGGCCTTGTTGGTCTGAGGTTGTTAATAAGATATTCCTTCCGGCTGTTGATTATACAGGTAGGTTTTTATTGTTATGGGGAGGCAGAAACTCAGGCAAATCAGTTTCAGCGGGGAGAATAGGCCTTTTTCATTGTCTGACTCAACCCTATTTCAAGGCTATTCTAATCCGAAAGACACAAAGTACAGTTAAGGACTCTATTTATGAAACAATCAAGGCTGAGGCTCATTCCCTTGGTATTGAATCTCTATTTAAGTTCACAACCTCACCATTACCAAAGATAGAGTGCGTGAACGGGAATGTATTCCTATCAAGGGGGCTTGACAATCCTCAGAAAATCAAATCAATTAAAGACCCCACCTTTGTTATTTATGAAGAAGGGAGCGAGATGGATAATGAGGATTTAGTTACCGTTTCTAGTTCGTTGAGAGGCCCTACTGAGTTTATTCAGGAAATGATACTTTTCAATCCAGAAGTAACGGGGGAATATACTGATCATTGGATTTACAAAGACTTTGGATTTCATAGGCATAAAGAGAATTCTTTTGATGATAGTATTGATTTGGAGATTGATGATGAAATATTTACTCTTGAGACTAAGGTTATTCATTCGACCTACCATGATAATGAGCATGTTAAGAAGCGGGATATTGCAATCCTATTATCATACAAACTAACCAACCCCTATTACTACAATGTGTACACACTCGGTCACTGGGGTAATAGGGAGGTAGGGAAGCAGTTTTATCGTTGTTTCAGAGAGGAGTTGGTTGGGGATCATACTATTAGGGAGGGACAGGAATTATACATTACTTTTGATGAGAATGTTCATCCTTATTTGACCCTTAACATATGGCAGGTTGAGGGCAAGCATATTTGGCAATTAGATGAAATATGTTTGGAGCATCCATATAACACCCTGAAGGCTGTGTGTCAGGAATTTAAAAGAAGATACCCACATTTAGAATACCCTTCAATCACCATCTATGGCGACAGGACAAGCAAAAAGGAGGATGTGAAGCTGGAAAAGGGGAGCAACTTCTTCACTCTTGCCTATGGATATTTAATGGATTATATGGTAACTACTGATCTCCCAAGACGTAACCCACCAGTCAAAGCCAGGGGACAATTTATCAATGAGATATTCGAACTTGGTTTATATGATATCACCATTAATTTTGATCGTAGGTGCAAGATTGCTAAGCTTGATTACATGAATGTCATAGAAGCCCAGGACGGTACCAAGCTTAAACAAACAACTAAGGATAAGAAGAGCGGGGTAAGCTATCAAAAGTACGGTCATTCCTCAGATGCTAATGATTATTTCATTTGCCAATTTTTTCAAGATGAATTTAATAGGTATCTTAGTGGCGGAAAAGACTTTGAAGTTACCCTTGGTCAGGGGCTTAAAACTGATTATTCATCATATTAAAGATTGGCAAAATGGATACTGAATTATTAATTATATTGATTACTGTCATATTTAAAAAAGTTGAAACACAGGAACTTGATCCCGATGATGCAGTCCTTAAAATAAAACACATAATTAAGGATTATGATGTTGCTGTAGACGCGAGGGATAAAGTGTTAAATGGATAATGGCTGTTAGAACCCTTGACATACTCCGCGATATTGATCAATTAAACACCCTCAACATTCCTTCGGGGTTGGATGCTGTTACAACTGTAGCCCTTAATTCAGTTCAACATCCAATTATTACTGCCGAGGTTGGGGCGCAAAGAACCAATGAGAATGACCCTGATTATTCAGCAATTAAAAGATTGGCATATATAATTGACGATGGGCTGACTGATGATGAATTTACTTTAACCAATACCTAAATGCCTGAACTAATAGCTAAAGCTGATCTTTTAGATGATATTGAGTTGGCTGAATTGGATGCGATTGCTGGGAATGATGATGCAATAATTGATGTTGCAATTGATAAGGCTGAGGCAAATGGAAAAAACTGGATTCGACACAAGTATGATGTTGCAGTTCTCTTTGTTAAGGCTGGGGCGGCAAGGGATACTGATTTAGTTCAAGCCCTGGTATCAATAGCCCTTTTTAATGTATCAACCAGGCTTTCTCCTAATAGCATTCCTGAGAACAGGATGATTAACAATGATTTAGCCTTAAAGTTTTTTAAGGATATCCGAACAGGGCTATTAACCCCAACTTGGGATAAATTGGTACCAGCCGAAGGGAATCAAACGGTTTTCGGGTTTAATGATAAATCAGATATTATCTACTAATGAATTTCTTTGATAGGATAAGAGGTAGGGGAGTTATTTTACAACAGGCAACCAATAGACCAGCCCCGTCACAAAGCATAATTGATAAACTAATTTTCCAGCAGCAACTTATAAGGACGCGGCAGGATGCTGGGAAATGGAGGGATGCACTGAGGTTTGCTGAGAATCCTCAAAACCCTCAGAGGGATCAGTTGTATACCATTTATGCTGATGTTGTTCTAGATTTGCACCTGCAAAGTGTGATGAATCAGCGACAAAAATCAGTATCAAAATTAGGCTTCAAAATTGTTAATGATCAGAATGAGGAGGATGAGGACGCAACTAATTTATTCAAAAGCAAATGGTTCAATACTTATCAAAAACTCATCCTTTCAACTCCTTATTTTGGGACAACCGTCATTCAATTAACAGGGGTTGTTAATGACAAGTTTCAGGGGCCAAATAATACACCTGGGGTTAGACTAATTAACAGGCGTTTATACTTCCCAGAGAGGCAGATAATTAGGGATAGTCCTCAGTCCATGGCCGGAATGAGATGGACGGGTGATAATTTCAGGGATTGGGTGATTGCTGAGGGTGACCCTGACGACCTGGGGCTATTGAATGGCATAACCCCCTTAACCCTTATGAAGAAAGGATTGGTTCAATTCTGGGCTGAATACGCTGAGTTATTTGGGCAGCCCACAAGGATATTGAAAACAGCCAAGCACGATACAACGGAGAGGGAAGAGTTGCGGGAAATGCTGGAAAGAATGGGTTCATTGAACTTTGCCATTCTGGGCATGGATGATGTCATGGAGTTTCTAGAGACTCGTCAAGAGGATGCTCATGAGGTTTATGAGCAATTTCTAAAGTATGTTGATGGGAGTAACAGCAAGGTCATATTAGGGCAGACAATGACTACTGACGATGGGTCAAGTTTATCTCAGGCAGAGGTTCACTCGAGGGTTTTGGAAATGTTCACAATGGATGACATGATTATGCTAAGTAATAATGTCAATGATGAACTGATCCCCAGGATGATCAGGCACGGATTCAAGATCAAGCCCAATTCTTTTAGGATTGATAATAAAGAGGTCTTGTCTATAGAGGATCAAATGAAGATTGATATTGAGTTATTAAATTCAGGCATGTTCAAATTATCTGCCGAATATTTTGTTGATAAGTATGGAACAAAAGTCGAAGAAATTGATCCTACCACATTGGATGATCAAGGAGTTGAAAGCGTGCGCAGATTACTTTCATTTTATCAATCTCCTGTATGAATCGGGGTGTTGTGAGGTTACGAGCCAGGGTGAGGAGGATATTGATAATCTGTTCAGTCAAGAGGAAAAAGATAGGGTAATATCAGCCGTATTTGCTAGACAAATCACCGCTGGGAAGCCTGATTTTGAAGCCTACCGATTAATTTCAAACAAACTAACAGAAGCCATTGAAGTCGGGATGAGCTTTTCCTTTGAGGCGGTCAACCCGGCTAGGGAGATACTTCGAATGGCTGAGGACTTAAGAGATAATGTTTTTATATTCTCAGGTGCCAAAACTCATCAAGAGGCATTAGAAATGTCCTTAAATCTTCTAGACCCTTTGGGTAATCCAAGGTCATTCACACAATTTAAAGAGATTGCTGGAAAGATATTTGATCGCTTTAGGAACCAATGGTTGAAGACTGAATTTGTAACAGCCGAAAGGATGAGTGAGGGGGCGGCCAATTGGATGAGCATTCAGGATGAAAAAGATATATTTCCATCATTGCAATACCAAACAATAGGGGATGCAAGAGTCAGGCCGGAACATATGGTATTGAATAAGATAACCCGCCCCGTTGACGATGCTTTCTGGGATACATTCTTTCCCCCCAATGGTTTTAGATGTCGTTGTTCGGTTACCAAGCAACTAACAACAAGGGCTACCCCGTTGGCAAATAAGAAGCTACCGGAATTGGGTAATTTGTTTGATTTTAATGTAGGAAAAAAAAGACTTATCTTTGCCCCTGAACATCCTTTCTTTAGGGTTAGAAATAGGTTCAGGGCTTTACAAAAGACTAACTTTGGATTCCCATTTCCGGCAAGACAGACACCTAGAGGCAACATATAAAGATTGGCAATTATGACGTTATATAACAAACAATTAAAAGAGTTATTCAATAAAAATCAAGAATACCATGCAAAAATGAAGATACGGGAACATGATAATTCAGATAAATGGTATCGTTTCTGGCTTGAAGATAGGGTAATGTATTTGCAAGGTAAAATTAATGAGTTTACAGATGGGGAGGAGGAAAAATGATAACATCAAAAGAATTACGTGAAGAATATCAGGAGCAATATGATATTACCAAAATCAATTCCAAGGAAAGAGATATTCATTATATTGAATGGTTGGAGAATGTTGTAATTGATCAAAAAACAAGATTCAAACAACAAAGGGCTGAAGTTGTTAGGTTGAGGACTGAAATAAATTTGCAATAATGGCAGTAAATCAAGGATGGAATTTCAAAGCATTTGAAAGGGAGTTTAACCGTGAGGTTAAGATACTCCCCTCTATCATTGGGGAAACTGCAAGAAATCACTTCCTTGTTTCATTTACAAAATTAGACGGATTCAATGATCGGCCATTTGTTAGGTGGAAGGCGAGGAAGAGAAAGGATAAGGGAAGGAAGTTGTTAGTTAAAACATCCCGGTTGAAACAGGGGGTTAAAAAGAAAGTTATTCCAAATGGTGTAAGGATTTTTAATAATGTTGTTTATGCTTCAAGGCACAACTTTGGATTAAAAGGAATGCCCGAAAGAAAGTTCATAGGTGAGAGCAGCGTCTTAAATAAACGGATACAAAAGATGATATTCAATCGAGGAAAGAAGCTTATCAATAGAGTTAGACAAGCATGAAATTTATTTTTGATACTATCAAGGCAAAGTTATTAGCGGACTTACCAACACTGTTATTAAATGGGTCGCATGTTGATTTATGGAATGATCAATTGATAATGACGGAAGAGGGTAAGGGTTTGTTGTTTCCTTTCCCCAGTGTGTTTATAGGCTTCCCTGAGCCTATAGATTTTGTTGGCCAAGTTGGTGGGGTATCCAAGGCTCAAAATGTTATTGTCAGACTTCATAACATAACCAAACAACCTCAAAGAACTAATTTCGATTTCCACACCCTTAAACAATTAACCTTTTTTTCAATCAATGGATTAATGGGAACCGATACAGGTGATAGTCTTTCTAATTTTTCAGCCCTTCAAAGGATTTCCGAAACTTATGATGAGGATAAGAAATTGTTATACCATTTCCAACAAGACTACACAACTAACTGGACTGATAACAGTGCGAACATTGACAATAAAGGTCTGACTCATTCACCGGCTAACTTAGATATTTCAGCCATATTTGTTTCAGATATAGAAGATTGCTAACTTTGTAACATGGCCAGACCGACGCAAGAAATTTTTGATTTATTAATAGCTGACAAAGAGGCCGATTCCAATCTAGATGCTTTTGATTCGGTTTCACAAACGGCATTATGGAGGGCCATGTTGTTTGTGGTTGCTCTTTCGATGAATCTATTTGAGCAATTATTGGATATATTCAAGGCAGATGTCACTGAAATTGCTCTAGGGCTCAAGATCGGTACGTGTGCATGGCTTAGGGGCGAGGCATTGAAGTTTCAATTTGGTGACACCATAGAACTTATTGATTTTATACCCGCTTATCCTATCCTGGATCCCGCAAAGCAAATTATAACAGCAGCAGCAGTTGTTGAAGGAGGAGACAGCAAAGTTACAGTTAAGGTTGCCAAAGGGACTCCCCCTGACTTAAGTGCGTTAGACCCAGCTGAATTAATAGCATTCACCACTTATATTGATGCCATTCATTTTGCGGGTACGCAGATTGTAATAGCCTCAAATAATGCTGATAGGATTAGGATAACCGCTGAAATATTCTACAACGGAGAGATTGGAGAATCAACAACCACGGTTAATGTTATTGCTGCAATAGATGCATTTGGGGCTGCATTCACAGAGGAAGAATTTAATGGAACGGTTTTAGTGACTAAATTGGTTGATGCTATTCAGCTGGCAGTAGGCGTTGAGGATATTGAGATTACAGAATTAAAGGGGCGAATATCAACAGCACCTCTGGTGTCGGCTCTCATATTTACAAGGCTGTATTTAACGGGGGCGGGATATTTTGTTACCGAGGATACGGTGGGGAGTACTGTTGCTGAGACATTAACCTTTACCCTTTTTACTGATGTGTAAAATTGAACAAATGTTTATTGTAAAGGAATATAGTGAATTACAGGTGTTAAGAGAATTACAGGTTGAGTATTATGGACAACTAACACAAGTTGAGTATGATAGAATCGAAGAACTTGAGAAAAAACAGTTATTAAATCAAAGCTTGTTTAATGTTCGTTAATGGCCTCTAACCCCAACATATTCAGTATAAATTTTGATCGGGAATCAGAATTGATTACCCCCCCCGTCAAGAGGCAATCAATTATACTATCTTGGATAAGGGTTATGATATCGCACCTTAATTTATTGAATAATGAGGTGCTGGTTGTTTTCAGGGAGTTAAAGTTTGACGAGGCCAAGTACACCGCCCAGCATATAACATTTGAAGGAGCACTAAACCAACACTTCTCAATAACATCCGCCCCATTCATATTCATAGTAGAAAGCATTGTTGAAGTAGATTATTTCTTTGTCGCCGCCGATGGGGATCAAGATCAATCCTTTGTCGGAGCCTCCCCTGACGATGGGGATTTCATTGGTGTTGAACCAATATTAAATCAGATTCATTATACAATCAATGTTCCGGTAGGTGCTGGTTTATTGGAGGAACAGGTAAGAACATTTGCCGATACACTTGATCTTTGTGGGGTAACATATAACGTATTATTCTTTTGACATGGCCAATATAATTGATTTAACCAACATTCTGCAAGACATAAGGAAGCAGCCGTTCAACCAAAGCACCTTAGACTTTCTGCAAACGAGCATGTTAAATCAGTTCGATGACCTGGTTAAGACCTTGTTAATTGCAGCCAGGGACAATACTGATTTTACTGATAAGGTTGTAATTCTTTGGGGGGTTGCAATTACTGGGATTGGGGAACAAAATACTGAAGGGGCTATATTTTTCAATGGTGAGATTTACAAGGTCAATGCACAAGGACCGTTACCGGCACCAACCAATGTCTTCGTTTATGCAATTGAAAATACTTTTGATCCATCAGATCCCCAAACATTTTCGGATAGTTTAATGTTCAATGTTCTTCAAATAAGGAAGGTCAAGATAATTGATGCGGTTTCAGGATCAGGGATAGGCGATGTTGTTGGGGATGTGAATGTTATTGATTTAGAAGCTCAATTAATAACAAATTTAGGGGTTGATTTGAAATCAGATATTGCTCAGGGATCATTTCAGGCTCTAGCAATGGGCACGGATTGGTTTGATACTAGCTTTTTTATAAGAAAAAATGACACTGGACTGGTCAATTTAAGTGGAATTATAGCACGGGTAAACAGTAGTACAACAACACTAACAACAATAGCAACTTTACCAGACTCTACATTCAGGCCTCTGAATGTTCAAAACATTGGCGTTATACTAAGGTCGTCACCTTCAAGCGAAGTACCATTGTTTATAAATATAACTTCTGGTACGGATGATATAAGGCTATTTAATGACGCTTCAATTACAATAAATATAGGTGATGATATTTTAATAAGTGCATTTTGGTATGTTGCTTAACCCTTAAACCTTTCCCTCAAAGCAGCCTTAACAATACTTGAAAAACTACAATCAGTAATCCTTTTTTCCCTCTTTATTTTTTCAGCTAAATCCCCTCTGATTAATGCTCTTATTTCAATTCCATCCTTCTTTTTACTCATACAACAAAGATAATAAACATATGGCAAAGTGACGTATAACTGAGGATATTAATCGTTTATCCTTAATATTTGGGGAATGTCATTCCCAAATTTATTAATGCGATTGAACAATAATGAACTCAGTAATCCTGAGTTTTTCAATCTTATTAACACTGATCGGAAAGGTGACGGCCAAGACTTTGCAAATACCCTCTACTTCCGGGCGTTGGTAAAATAAGCTTATGGGCTGTGCCAAAAGAAAGAAAACGATCATCAAAAGGCACCCAATCAGTAAGTTCAACCAAAATACCGAGTTAAAATGAGCTTCGCCGACCTCCTGCTTTTGGACAAGGGCCGCGCCTAACCCAATATCGGAAAGAAGCCCGGCAAAACCTGTGAATACAAGCACCATTGCTATAAGACCGAAGTCGTCCGGCACCAACATTCGAGCTAGCGCGATGCCAAAACCTATCGAGATAGCCTGAGAGAATATCTGTGAACCAAATATCCAACCGATCGCTTTGATCATCCTTTTCTGTAGATCTTTCATGGGCTGTCCGGCATAAAATTCACGGGATGAGAAAAGATTTTCGATCAGGGCGAGTAAGTTGTTGAGAAACTGTAATACAGTTAAGAGGC